CTATGAATTCGTCCAGAACAATCCGCGCGCATTCTCTTACAAAGGAGGATGGAAGGGCGGGTTCGACTCCGGAAGGGCTTGGGCGTGGTCGAAAAATCAACCCAAACTTATACTGGCCCGCCGTTCGGATTTCCAGGACTCGCTCTTGTATTATCTTCATTTCCAAAAAGATAAATCAAATAATTACTGGTTTCTACTTCCGCGCGAAAAGCTGACCGATGATTACATTGCCGAACTTCTCTCAGTCCGCGAGGTACCTAAAAAGAAAGAGGCGCACCTGCGCTGCAACTGGGATCACGAGGGGCGTGTGCATGACTTCTTCGACGTATCTATGATGTATCTAGTGCTTGAAGATGTTGCAATAAGCGAGCTTGATATATCAGAATTCCGATGTAAGAAGGCTGAAATCCTTTTCCGCAACGAAACAGATGAAGAGGATGACAGCGAAGTCACTGAACAACGCGAAAAAAATAACTTTGTAAATTCATGGCGCGGTTGACAAGTCTCCCGATAGTAAAGGAGATTGTCGATGCTTCCTTCATATATCCAGGCAGGGACTCTATACCAGCACCCAGCCAATACGGGATCAAAACTCACAGCCAATAATGGCACTTCGGTTATTTCCATCAATGAATCAGGCGGCTATATAAGTTTTTCGGCAAGTACAGCTTATGCTTCCGGATTGTACCGTTATGTAATAACAGATTCAACTGGCGTGGTTACCGAATCGGGCTGCTTTGAAATGCTTCCATCTCTGGCCTCCGGTGACGGGCGCACACAGAATCAGAAGATTCTAGCAATGATCGATGATGTCATTGCGGGGCGAGCAACGCAGAATCAACTATCTGTATCCGTCGGCGATAAGTCCATCCGCTATATGACACATGCCGAACTTCTTGAAATGCGCAGTCATTATGCCGAACTGGTTGACAACGAAGCGGCGGCTATTTCGGGATTCAACAATCAATCTTACGTGTCGAGGTTTAAATAATGAAAAATATTTTCTCACGCCTGTTTAAAAGCAAGAGCAGGGGGTTTGATGCTGCTAAAATTGACAGGACTACTTCCGACTGGATCGTCTCTCCGATTAAGACAAATGACGACATCCGCTCAAATCTTGAAACGCTGCGTTTACGGAGCCGCGATCTTTCCAAAAACAACTCGGACTATCGTAAGTGGCTTGGAATGAGGAAGAAAAATATATTCGGAGAAAACGGCATTCAGTTGCGGATGAAGATCAGGAACCCCGACGGATCGCAGGACAAAGCCGCTAACGGCATAATTGAAAACGAATGGAAAAAGTGGGGAAAGTTTTATGGCGGCGCCGTGTCTGTTGACGGGCTCCATTCCTGGAAATCGTTTTGTGAATTGGTTGACAGGACATTTGCGATTGATGGCGAGGTGATAATCCGCAAAATATATAATCAATCGCGCTGGCTTTATTCGCTTCAACTTATCGATACCGCCCTGCTTGATGTCGGCTATAATATTCAACGCTCTGCGAATCAGAACGAAATAGTAATGGGTGTTGAGCGGGATCAGTGGGACAAGGTTGTCGCGTACCATTTTCTCCAGGACGTTGACGCATGGGGGACAGCAACAAGCCGGATACGTATTCCGGCCTCCGAAATATATCACTTGTTCCGCGTTGAATTTGTGGGTCAGGCGCGCGGCTTTCCTATGGCCTCGGCAGCAATCCTTGATCTTAATATGAGCGCAGGATATCGCGAGGCCGAGCTTATAGCCGCCCGTGTTGCGGCTTGCCAGATGGGTGTATGGGAGCGCCCCGCAAACTCAAGCGGCAAAATTTCATTTGACGATAAGTCAACGGATATCGCCCTCATGGACATGGAACCCGGCAAGTTTACAATTGCCCCTAAAGGTTGGACTATGAAATCGGTCAATCCAACCCATCCTGGACAAAACCTTCCAGCTTTCCTCAAAACAATTATGCGCTCCGTGGCTTCTGGTCTTGATGTCGCCTATAACGATTTTGCGAATGATCTTGAGGGCGTGAATTTCTCCAGCCTGCGCGCCGGTACTCTTTCGGAGCGCGACGGGTGGAAGATGGACCAGGTGTTTTTTATCGAACACTTTTGTGAACCTGTTTTTTCCGACTGGCTTTCGCAGTTTCTTCTGTCGGGAAATTCTTACCTTCCGCTTGCCAAGTTCGATAAATTTTTTCAGCCCGTTTTTATGGCCCGCCGCTGGGATTGGGTTGACCCGCTAAAAGACATCAAAGCTCACCGCGAGGCAATCGATATGCGAATCGCCGCGCCTCAGGAAGTTATTGAGGCCGCCGGGCGACCCGGAAGAGATCGTTGAAATGATCCAGGAATGGAATGCGCTTTTGACAGCCGCCGGGATAACCGCGGTTGACAGGCTGGTAAATGATAAAGAGGAGAATATTGAAGATGCCGAACCAGAAGACAACGAAAATTAAATACTCCAACGGCAAGCCGGAGAAGTTCCGCCGCTCTCTTCAGTTTGCGGATGCCGAAAGGACTATCGACGAAAAGGCCAGGACTGTAACCATGCCGGTTTCATCCGAGCTTCCCGTCGAAAGATGGTTCGGCCTTGAAATCCTGAGCCACGATGCCGCCGCTATCGACCTGTCGCGCATGAATGACGGTGCCGCTGTCATGGCAGACCATAACTGGGAAGACCAGATAGGCGTCGTTGAAAAAGCATGGATAGGCGAAGACAAACGTCTCTGGGCTTCACTCCGCTTCTCTCGCTCGCCGTCTGCGGAAATAGTGTGGCAGGATATTGTTGACGGCATAAGGCGCAATGTATCAATAGGTTATAAGATTTTTAAGCGCCTTCTCTTAGAAGAAAAAGAAGGGGTAGAAACCTATAAAATAACCCGCTGGATGCCTTACGAGGTCTCCATTGTTGCCGTGCCCGCCGATCCCGGTGTCGGGGTTGGGCGCTCTCTTGACGGAGAGACCAAAGGGGCTGAGGACGGGCACAATGAAGAGGACGAAGTGCAGACACGGTCTGAAAGCACAAAAAACAAAGATGAAAGGAAAAATATTATGGATCCCGAAGAACTCAAAAAAATTCAGGACGAAGCACGGCGCACCGCCGAAATACAGGTGCGCGAACAGTTCCGCAAGGAAGCCGAGCAGGAAGCTACCCGCACAGCAGAAATACGCGCAATCGGTGAAAAGTGCGGAATGAAGGACGAGGCGGAAAAGGCCATCGCCGAAAAAGCGCCGGTCGAAGTGTTCCGCAAGCTCGCGCTCGAAAGCATGACATCCCGCGCAATGCAGTCGACAAAGATCGGCATGAGCGAAAAAGAAATAAAGAGTTTCAGTTTCGCCCGCGCAATTATGTCGCAGGTCAAGGGCAGCGGAGTCGATGCCTCTTTCGAGAAAGAATGCTCCGATGCTTACGCGCGCAAAATAGGTAAAGAGGCTAAGGGCATTTTTGTCCCGCCCGACGTGATACTCTCCGGAGAACGCACGTTCAACAAGACTACCGGTGCCGGATCAAACCTGATCGCAACCGATCTTCGCCCCGATATGTTCATAGACATTCTCCGCAATAAATCCGTCGTGTCACAGGCCGGGGCAACCATGCTGCCGGGACTTGTCGGCAATGTCGCGATTCCGCGCCAGACGGCTGCGACTACAGCGTACTGGATCGATACCGAAAGCGCCGGTATTACTGCCGGGTCCAATCCGACTATCGACCAGGTTCCCCTTTCGCCGAAAACCGTAGGCGCGTACGGCGATATTTCGCGTTCGCTTCTCAAACAGTCCACACCGGCGGCGGAACAGATCGTAAGAAACGACCTTGCCTCTGTCATTGCCCTTGCGATAGACCTTGCGGCACTCAAAGGGACCGCCGCAAACGGCCAGCCTCGCGGCATCACCCTTACCACTGGTATCAGCTCCGGGCATTGGGATACAGCAAATACCCCGACCTGGGCGAAGCTCGTTGCGATGGAAACGGCCGCCGACCTGGCAAACGCTCTTGACGGTATCTTTGTGTACGTTATGGGGGCCGCCCTGCGCGGCGCATGCAAGACAACCGTCAAAGCTACAGGTCAGATGGGCTGGCTGATGGAGAGCGACGGGACCGTCAATGGTTATCGCGTAATCAACAGCAATCAGCTTGCCGCCGGGGAATGTATCTTCGGTCGCTTCGCCGATCTCATAATCGGCATGTGGGGTGGGCTCGACCTCCAGGTCAATCCCTACATCGAAGCTCTCGAAAAAGCCGGAGCCGTCCGCGTTACATGCCTCCAGGACGTCGATGTCGCAGTAAGAAGGCCGAAGTCCTTTACCTTCTACGACAACCCGTCTGCTTCCTGATCCTGATCTTCTCCCTGACGGGGGCGCGGGCTTCTCGCCCCGCCCCCTTTTTTATAACGAGGAAAACAATGCAATATCTTGTCCTTCATAATATCCGAATAGATGGCAAACATTATCGCGCCGGTGAACGCGTGGAACTTGATTCTATTCCCCCCATTCTTGCTTCTGACCTCGCCGCTTTTCCGGAAGCCCCGTGTCACAAATCTCCGCAGAATGTAGTTCACGAAAACAAGCCTCCGCTATGGCGCGTAGATCTTTTCGTGACAGGCCGATGCAACATGAATTGTGCTCACTGCTCACAGAAAGAATTCAAGACGGACCATGGCGACATGGATATCGCGACGGTTGAAAAAATATGCACAGCTGTAAAAGATTCCGGGCGTAAAATGATATTCAGCGTTACAGGCGGCGAACCTACGTTATGGCCGTATCTCCATAAGGCATTCGAAATCGCGAAGTCTGCTGGATGTTTTACCGAATCGTGGCTGTTCTCGAATGGAAGCGATGCCAAACAGATAGAGAAGCTTATAGCAGATG